TGCTTCAATTTCTTCTTTCTCTTCTTCAGTTGGTCTGCCATTACTAAAATTTAAAATAGTTCCTGCATTAAAACCACTCTTAATCGCATTTAAACGGTAATTAGAAAGCTCAACATCAACTTCAGCATAAACAGCACTTGCTACATAGTCAGGCAAAGGATAGGCATCCAAATCGGGTCTGTATTCTTTTGAAACGAATACTTGCCTTCCGTTTGGTTTGTTAGGGTCAAATAAAGGAATATACTCTAAATCCGTTTGTTCAGGGCTTTGCTTTTGTTGGCTCCAGTCTTTTGAATACCAATACCCATCCGCATCTTTTGCCTTTCTTAAATTGTTATAAGGAAAATGTAATAACTCAAAGTTGTTACCTGCTTTATTCCAAATAACTTCTAAATAATAACCTCCAAACAATTTTTTATCTAAAACACATTTTTTTACAATATCTTTTAATGTATCAAAGTTTGTATTTTCTTTATTTAAAAAATCATTTGCTATTGCTATATCTTCAATTGATAAATCAGTACTATCAAAACCAACACCAGCACCGCAAATATATAATACCTTACCATTAATAAAAGCGTTATGTTTAGAACTACGATTATATAAATAAAGCAAATAAGATGGATAATTGTTATAATAACCGCCTTCTTTATCTGTTCCATAAATTACCCAGTCTTTTGATTTTTCTTCTTTAAATACAGGCGTTTTATGAGCTTGTAGTTTAAGGTTAATTACATCGTATATATTATTCTCCATAGGTTATAATCGTTTTATTTTGATTATCATAAGCATTAATAACAGGGACTGGACTTTCAACTTTTACCATTCCTATTTCAAGTAATCCCGTTGCATTATCTACATTTAAATTACTTGAACTTGTTTGCTCATAAATTGAATATTCATAAAATCCTGTTTCAGGCAAAGATACAATACCACTCGTTAAATTAACAGTTCCCGTTGTTTCAGTTATTAAAAACTTATTGAAACGAGTAGGAAACGAACTTACATCACTTGCAATGAAATTTACCGAACTCATTAACACTTGATGTTTAAATGAAAATAAATAGTAAGGATTGCTTAAAGTAACCTTTTCTGTTAAGGTAAATACTAAGAAATTGTTTTGCCCTTTATTTATTATTTGCATATTTTACAAAGTACCATAAAAACGAAAGGTTGCATTTCTGCAACCCTCCGAAATCAAATCAAACGAACTGGGGAATTATATGATGCCTGAAATCACACCCGAATTTACTTTATTACTTGGTAAAGGCTCTTTGCCAGTTAAAGTAATTGAGTAGCCATTCTTATCGCCCATTGCTTTGCCAGTTGATGAAGTTCCTGCTGTTAAATGCATCGCTCTTGTTTCACCTGCTAAGTGATAAACATCGTCTGCATCTTGAACAATAACCATCAATCTGTTTTGTGTTAGTAAACGAACAATGTTTCTATTTTTTGCAGTCATTTTATAAACTGAAAAAACTAAACTTTGCTCATAAAAAGTTGTCCCGTTTTCAATACTTACAGTCGCATTCTCATCAAATTGCGCATCTTCTAACTCAACCTCAACAGTCCAGAATTTTTTTCCTGCTACCATTGTAATTGCACTAACTTGACCCGATGAACTTGTAATCGTTGAAACATTGGCAAACTCTGTAAGATATATTTTTTTTACACCACCCGCACCTTGGCGGCAGTCTAATGTTAATCCTTCAATAATATTACAAGGCATGTTTTAAAATTTTAAAAGGGAGTTGTTACACTCCCTTAGTTAATAATTAAGCGTTAGTGTATTGTACTACATGGTCAATGAATTTCACTGCACATCCTGCACGAAATGCACCAAAGACGCGCCAAACCCTGTCGTCCTTGGAATACCAAGCTTCGATATTTTCTAAGTCTGATTGTAAGTCAGTACCGAATACTAAGTTTGAAGCGTAAGTTGCGATAATACGATTTCTTACTGCTGTAGGTACAGAACCTGTATCAACTGCTGCATCACTTAATCCTGGTACGCCAACAACCTTCATGTTAGTTCCTGGGTACATTAATTCCCAATTGTTCCATACGTTATCAGTTGTGTACTGTGAACCATAAATTCCATAAGTTGATGTAATCTTTGCAGCTAATGTTCTAAAAGTATCATAACCACAGAAAGCAACGATAGGCTCGTTTGCGATTGCAGCAGAAGGTACTTTTGCGTAAATGTCATCAAATATAGTTAATACATTAGTTGAATTTAAAGTTGATGGTGTTGCTGCTACTGCTGTACCTGCTGTGTCAATTGTAGCTAACCAACCATTCATCTGCTTTAATACAGTTGAATTAGTATAAGTAGTTTTACCTGCCCAAATCATATTCTCAACGTTACGTGCTACTTGAGCAATTTTTCTGTCGATAATGTTTTGTGCAATAGATAATGAATCATTGTTTGCTCCTGCTGGTAAATACTTTTGAGTATAGTAAGTATTTAAATCTTTCAAACAGAATTGTTCTGCGAAGTTAATACCTACAGTTGCGATTGATACTTGAGAGAAAGTTGTAGTTCCCGAAGTTGTGAATGAACACGCTTCTGCTTGGAACGGTACTGTACTTTCTAATACAGGGATTTTTTCTGTAGACTTAATGCCTGTACGGATGTCTACACCTTTTCCTAAGGTTACACCACCTAAAATTGCTTTGGTGATGAGGTCAGCTCTGTTTTCTTCTACATAAGCTGTCATTGAATCAAATGAAAATGCCATTGTGTTTTTTGTTTTTTATTGGTTAATAGTTATATACTTTTTTTCTAAATTCTTCTAAACTTGTTGGTTGTGCTTTTTTAAAGTTTTCTTTTGAAGTTGACTTAGGCTCAACACTTGGAGCGTCTGCAACTTTTTCAATCAATGAAAATAATTTTCTGTTTAAATCAGTTTGAGCTAAAATAGAATTGTTCGCAGCTTCTAATGCCTGATTTGACAAACCTAATGCAGCTTCTAATTTTGATAAACGCTCGTTTAATTCAGCAAACTTTGCTTCAAATTGTTCATTGTTATCGGATGCCATTTCTTCCATAACTGGCTCTTCTATTACTTCTTCAGGTTCGATGCCTTTTACAACTCCGTTTTCAACGTAAACTTTCATTGGCATTTCATTTACCATGATAACCATTTCAGTTATTTCAACTGGCAAATCCATAACACCATCTGGAGTTATAACTTGTAATTTAGAACCGATTGCGATTTCTTCGGTATCTGTACGAATAATAGAACCATCCTTAGCTTTATAGTCAGCAAATTTCAAGTCCTTAATTTCGTCTTGAAAAATGTCTTTGAATAATTCTTTCATTTCTGAAAAAACTTCTTTAAAAGTTTGTTTTTTATTTTCCATTGCTTGTTTTTTTATAAAGTACATTAAAATCATTTAGTTGCAATCTCAGCAACTTTTTTTCTTAAATTGTGTATTCTATCCGCTAAACTTTCTAAAACGTTTATAGGGGCATCTTTTAGCTTTCTATGGGCAAAAGCACCCTCAACACTAAAACCTTTAAACACTCCTGTTCTTATAAAATCATTCCAAACTTCGTTATTATCTACTTTAAAAGTTCCGAACCAACTACCCTCCGTTAATGTAGGATAACCTTCGGGAGTTTTAATGCCTCTTGTTTTGTCAATAATAAAAGATTCAACCATGTAAACCCCATCAACTTGTCTTTCGCTATCATGCATCATATTTACATTATGTGTATAGCCTTTTTTGAAAAACCTTTGTGCAATCTTTTCAATTTGCTCTTTGTCAAATACTACATAATATTCTCCGCTCTCATCGCTTCTATAAATAGGTAAATCAGCAAGCATTAACGCCCCACTAATTAAACGTCTTTCTTTATTTGCAAAGAATTTAAATTGACCTTTCATGCTTTGCTCATCCCATTTAGAATAACAAATTGCAGCCGCTTGGTCTTGGTCTTTTCCTGATTCAACTTCAACTGCTATACATCGAGAAACAAATTCATCTTTGGTTTCACCTGCTCTTGGATTAACAATCATTTTTTCTCTATCAATTTGTTCTAATTTTCTTTGTGCCCATTCAATGCCTTCGTCACCGCCCCATGCTAACCACATTAATCTACCACATCCATCGCCTAACTCTTTTTGTGAATTTTGTCTATGCCTTTCAAATGATGCCATGCGTGCAATCGTGTCTCTCGAGATGGGTAAACCCTTTGCTAACTGGTTTGCACGAGCTTTTCCTGTAGCTTCTCCGCAATCACCCCATCCATTTTCTTCTGCCCATCTTAAAGCTATCTTAGCGTTTTCACTTGCTTGTTTTGGGTAGTCTGTGTAACTTTCAAATTGATGTTCTTTGAATGCGTGCCAATTAGTCTCTATTGCAGGAGTGTCAACTAATGCCACCCATTCTACACCAAGTTCATCACTATCATCAATTACTAATTTATAAACTGGTAAATTTTCCATGTTATCCTATTTTTGAATTGTTACTTAATTTATTTACTCTTTCTGTTACTGCTCT